GTTCCACCCAACAACTGCCTCTTTTGATCAGCTGTCGCAGGCAAGTTCCCCCAATAGTTAGGTCCGTTCCAACCCAGCATCTGAGCAAGAAAGTCCAGTTGACCTTGTACTCTTTCTTCTACTTGAGTTACTTCCGTTGTTTGTTTTGAGGTAAGGTACGGACTTGTGTAATTCCTAAGCTCGTAGTCTTCAACATTGAAAGTTGGGGTATACGTTGTCATTTTAGTTCTCCACAATGACTTGATATTGAGTCAGTTCAGCGTATTCTTGTTTCATTGCGGTTGGTGGGTTCATCCAGGTTGTAGGGTATATTGAAACTTCCTCATAGAGATCTATTAAGTCCGTGTCAAATGGTTTTGTAAGCCAGTCGGCAACAGGAGTGTAATCTCTTCGGATTACTTCTCGCGTGTCTCTTAACTTTGTAACTTGGTAGTCATTGTTAACTGTTATCTCCGCAAGTGAGCAAAAAGTTTCACCAACTGGCAACGTCCCGCTAGGGTACAAGACCAGTGAAGCCCGAGGTACAGGTACAGAGGGTTTTTCCAGGAGGGTTATAATCCCAGTAACTGTGATTGACTGAATTGAGATTTTGGCAGAGGAGAACTCCACTCTCCACCCAGTTTGCAAGACTTGAGATGTAACAGGTAGAGTAAAGTACTGCCCTGTTGTGTCACTTGAGATCGCAGTCGTAGTTACTTCTGACAGAACTCCATTATTCACGTAGTAAAGAGTTGCGGTACCGGTGTAAGCAGTTCCGGTAGGACAACGGAGAGTTATGCTCTCGTAGGATTGTGCTAAGACACTCTCCCACTGAATGTAAGATGAGGTTGGTTGAGCATAGCTTGGATAGTAGCTGTCTTCTGTTGACCAGTTTAAGGTTGTTGTATCAAGAAAAGCATTTACCGCAGGGTATCTCCACCCTGTTACTGAGTCTGTACTTGCAGTTATTGTGAGGGGCAACCCAGTTAATGCAAATTCAGTAACAGAGTACTGAAATGGCAGGGGTTCGTCATTGTAAATAAGCTGGTAGGCAAGGTCATACCTGCCGTTCAAAACCTCGAGAACCTCTAAATTAATGAGCGCGGGATACACAAAGGTTTTTCCTTGTTTCCAGACAAGGTTACCAGAAGATATTATAAGGTCCCCTTTACTTTCCGAGACACTAACTCGCACTGAGGATGGGCTTAGATCACTTTCCCCCCACGGTACAAATACGTAACCAACCTCCTCGATGTAACTAGGGCCTACATTGGACTCTGGTACTACATTGTAGAAGTCAATTTGATAGGTTTCACTAACGGCAGGAAGGCGACGATATATAGGTCTCCCACCTGGGACCCACTCTGTGGGCCTGGACTCTAGACTCTTAGCTTCTATGTACTGAGGAGACAGTAAATTTACACGAGAAGTTCGTAAGGTTGTTTGAATTTCTGGTATCATCCCGTTACCGGTCGGGGTTAATTGCTGGCTCATAATCTCATAGTCCCTTCAGAGTAGTCCGGGGGGTCTTCTGTATAGGGGGTTCCAGAGTACCAGGATAACTGCGGAGTCTCTCCGATTGTTGCGGTATTCTCCCACACATACACAAGTTTTTCTCTGGAGTTTGTGAACCGACCCTTATTTTTTGGAATGATTGTTATTTGTGCCACACCGAGTTTGATGGCAGATATATCCCTACCGAGTTGCGACAAAATTGCCTCCTCACAGGTGTACAAGTCAACATACCGAAGTAAGTTTCCCTCAAACTCCTCAATACGTGCCGTGTTGACTACTGTTGTGTTAGTCCAGTTGACAATTGTGTCCTCAGGGGTAAACGCAAGCATCACTCTGTACAGATTTCTCCCATCTTCAGACAGAACAGTGTCTTCTGAGTATTTAACGTAAGCAGGGTCAAAGTACGGGATATAATTTGAAGACTCAAATTGGGTTGGTTGGTACAAGGCATCTTGCACGAAGATACCATTCTCAAGGTAAATGTAAAACTCAAACAATGGGTGAACATTGGTTGTAGCTGTGTAAGAAATTACACTGGAACCTTGACGGAAGAAAGTGCGATCCCCTTTGAAGAACCGGAACATTCGTGTAGGAGTTATCTTTGTGAGACCTTGCAAGTACTGTAAGAATTGTGCTTTCTGAGGGGGTTTATCCAAATACAGTGGAAACACCAGTCCTTGATTTATCAAATCTTGAACGTTTGTACTTGTAGGTGTGAAGTACTTTGCAGCTATGTAATAGTTTGCAGGTAAAACACTATCTTCACGGTACTCTAAGTATGTGAGAGCGGGAAAACGAGGGTTGTACTTTGCAATTGGTAACCCTCCGTCTGCATTTTGAGTCAGAACTTCCTTTATGATGCCTTCTTCCACCAAAGTGTCAAAATAAACGCTGGTTGTTTGACCATTTGGTTCATACGTAAAAGAACTTACTACATACGCATACTTGTTAACAACACCTTTCCGTATATCCACATAGTTGTAGTAAGGGTCAGCCACAGGGTCAGGGCCAGACCCTACTTGCGGTGTAAACACCCATGAGCCAACAGAGTAGGAGGTACCTGCGTTCAACTGGAGGGGAGTTATTGGGCTTCCAAGTTTAAAGGCAGCCAAAGCACCTGTGATGTTATTCGTGGCTGGTTCCAGAGTGAAGTTTTGACCTACAACCCAAACAAACGTTCCGGGTCGTAGGTTAACCGGTATCAGGGAGGTTGGATCAGGAATAAACTGTTTATCACCTGAGATGTAGTCATACTGTATTATTTCGGGGTCATAAATACCACCTCCAGTAGTTTCTTGATAGATGTTTCCAACAACCCAAGGGGAGTACGTTTTGGCTGCAGAAATTTTACCAAGTGTGATTAGACCTGCCACATCTGTCTGGGAGCCAACGGTTAGGTTTTCATTTATCACATGGAGTTGATCATCTCCTCCGACTGAAGAGTCCCAATAACAAACTTGACCTTGAGTGTAAACTCCAGGTACAAGAAAAATAATTTGTTGTAAGACTAAGTTATTGTAAACAGTCTGATCCTTTTTGTCTGCAGAGTAAGGTGTAAAGTTTGTTTGAACAGGATAGAAAACTGGAATGGGGAGTGTTGTGGTAACTAAGTCGTCAACTTTAAGTATTGTACCGGTTGGTTCAAACGTGTATACGTCGGTGTAAGTCGCAGCGGAGGGGTCTAAAAGTGTGGGAGTATTGTAGGCAGCACTGACTGAAATATGGGGGTCAATGAACCGAGTTGAAGTGTCAAAGGTAGAGTAGAAAGCGGCATCTACATCGCTTACTGTGGGATCGACTGTACTGGGGAAAACTTGACCTGGTGTGAGGATGGAAAACAACCTGTCTCTGAAGTTTAAAGATGAGTCTTTGGTGTTAGAACCAAAACTACCATTGGCATCAACCTCAACAGTTAAGTTGTACTGAACTTGGCTCAGAGTTGTAGGGTACAGGTGACCTCGGTTCTCTACTGGAACAGAGAAATTAACAACATTTTGACCGCGCTCTAGCTGAGCCTGGTTCAACTCTACTCCGTCAGGGCCAAGAACAAAGAATGAAATTTGACCGTTGGGTTTTAGGTAATCAGTAAGGTAGTTGTAAGTCCCTTGACTTGGTCGATTCGGTTGAACAGAGGTTTGAGTACCAACTCCGTAAAAGTCAATGAAAAAGTCTTGCCAATCTTCAGCACTTACGGGGTTTCTGCGACGAATGAGAGTAAAAAACCTCTCTTGAACTTCTTGATACGTTTCTACATCACTACCACCCTGAGCAGGTTGTGGGTTCGTCGCTGTCAAGCCCGGAACATTAATTGCTCCGACACCCGTGATTGAATTTGCAGGTGCGTTGTAGATACTGCCAACAAATTGCGAAGCTACAGTGACATTTGCAGTTGTCTCACCCGCAGGTATGGAAATAGCACTATCTGTAACGAATGTAAATTCTTCAGCACCAGTTAAATTGGCGTTTGAAGTAAAAGTAGCACCAATTGGAATATTAGTTACACTGTTAGAAGCAGGTACAGTTAGAACTAAACGAGCAACAGAGGGTGTACCAAGACGCCGCATTGCACCCAGAAAGGGGCCAAGCCACTCGATTAGTATTGACTGTGGTAAGAGATTTGCCCAGAATAAAAATTCTCCCTGAGCAAATGCTTGACTTTCTAGCAGTGCTGCTAAGGGATTACCCGCAGAAAAGTCATTAAGTGTCTGACCACTCGCCTCATAGACTCTCTGCGTAGCGGCTTGTACTAGGGCTGCTTCATTGCGAGGGTCAATATTTACAGATGGCAGCGGTGAATAACGCACTGTTCTATTACGCTTCTTTGTAGAGTTTTACCCTGTTACAGAGGGCAGATTATATCAGAGTTACCCGCACCAACACTGTAATTGAAGCAAGTTGGGTCAGTAGCCGAATCGTAAACACCATTGTCAATTTCTAAGTTGTCTAGGATATACTCAGTCACTTCCTCGAGAACCAACTTTGTCACAATATCCGGGTCTTCTAGTGCAGCAAACTTCTGAGGAACAGAAGGTCCTGGAATTAGAGGAATTCCCCCAGCGTTATTATACTTATCGTTTGTTGTATAGCTCTTTGGAGCATTTGCAATATCGTTTGCTGGGTTACCGACTACTGCGGAATCAAACCCGAAATTCCACACACCAGACACAACCTTGAGTCCAGTGATTGAGAAACCAGATACGTATAAACCTGCAGCATCTAAAGTTGGTTGGTCGTTAATTAAGGAAACGTAGGCAGAGTCTAAACCATTTGGGCCAGTTTGAACAAGAGAGTTCAAACCGAGTGGGGCATAGTGCCAATCTAAATCTTGACCATCAAAGTAGATTTGTTGAGCTCCGTTTAGCCACTGTGAAGTAACAATTACGCCGGAAGAAAACGTTGTCTTCATATATTTAGTCCCGAGGACGAGTACGGTCAGCTATGTATGGTTTTACCCTAGTAACAAAAAACCCCCGCCGAAGCGAGGGTCTTGAATATCGGGGGAGATAAGGAAATAAAACCTAAGTCCGTTCCCAATAATTTATCGTAAACTCCACTTCGATCTCCTGAACGTCGGCGCTTTCGCGATCAACATCAGCAGTTGTTATCGACATGAATTGACACTCATAACAGATATACTGACCACCGCCGATTGCCTCACCTTCACCGTCGCAAGAACGGGGGGTTATGGTAACCGTGATTGGCTCGCAATCGTAATTGAGCCAAAACTCTTCAAGGGGCTTGAAGATAACGGGGTCGTAAGGTGCAGTTAACGTAATGTTCTCTGCAGTAC